TTACGTCGTCGGGCGAGGTGCCGCCGCGTGCGGGCATGCCGCCCTTGCCGGCCAGTGCCACCTTGGTCAGGCCATCCAGCCCCTGCGGCAGACGCGGGCCCCAGCTGGCGGCATCGCCAAACTTGGGCGCACCGGCAATGCCGGCGGCGTGGCAGGTCGCGCAAACTTCCTTGTAGAGCTGCTCGCCGGTCTTGAAGACGCGCGGCGCATTCGCGTCCTTCAGTTCGAGATGCGCGACCGGCTTGATGCGATCGTTGACGGCCTCTTCCGACATGCCGGAGCTACCCGCGCCTTCCTTGACGCCCAGCCCGACATAGTTGGCCAGCAGGATGATGATGAGAATGGGAACGGCAAAGGCAGCGACCACCGCGATGATCAGCTGCTTGGGGGTCTTGATCAGGGGCTCGTGTTCGTCGTGTTGCGCGTCGCTCATGCTCAACTCTCAGGAGGGTGGAATCGCTCAGGGCGGCCGCCTGAGCGCCACCGGCTGCAATCACGAGCATCGCCGGCAGTGCGTGGGGGCCGCAACGAGGGCAGGATGACCGTGCGATGCCGCCACATGGGCCCGAACAGACCTGTCCCCGTATTTTCTTGACAAATGACGGGCGATTATAGCCGTAATGCCCTGCCGTTTGACACGCGGGTCTGCCCGTAGCGTCACTTTTCGACGCAGGTCAAAAGCATGTCAGAACGGCCGCTGTCTTGGGACGCGATGGACGGTTGCGGGCAAACACGCTATCCTATGCGACTTCTTTTCGGCACGTCCTGTGCCGACGTGCGCCCGTAGCTCAATGGATAGAGTACTGCCCTCCGAAGGCAGGGGTTGCTGGTTCGATCCCAGCCGGGCGCGCCACTTGGGCTTGAGCATTGTTGCCGATGCCTGAGACCACCAATCCCACGGTACCGAGTACTGCCATCGTTGCGATGGATGCTGCGGCGTGCGCCATCGTCGTAAGGAACTTGCGACCCGTCTCACTGCGCTCTGCTTCGATGGCGGCGATTCGGTAGCATAGGTCGCTCGGGTACCCGAGGGCCATTCCAACCTTGACCGTTGCGGCCGGCGTCATTCCGCCTCGCTTCTTCCAGTGGCTTACGGTCGTCTGGTCAACGTCGCATAGCTCTTGGATGCGCTTCTGGCCAGCCGGCTTATTGGCTTCAACAAATTCATTGAAGAAATCAATCGATGTTTTCATGGTCGGCCTTAGTGATTGCCTTGACATGACATATCGCCATGCATACTATCTTTCACATGACATATCGCCATGTTGGCAAGTTGTCATGTAGCTGAACTCTACACCATCCCGGCATCCGCAAGGACCGGCAAATTGATAGGAGCAGTGCCATGCAGAAGAACCGCGTTGTTGTCGACATCCACGCCATCACCGTCCGTGAAGGCACATCGAAGAAGAACGGGCAGCCGTACCACATGGAAGAGTGCGCGTGCATGACGACCACTGAGTACACGACATCTGATGGTCAGGTCATGAGCGAGACGATGCCCGGCATGGTGATGCTGCCGAAGCATCTGAACGGCAAGGTTCGCCCGGGTAAGTTCGAAGCGACGATTGGCCTTGGTCAGTTCGAAGGCAAGTTGACGTTGCGCGTGGTCGATCTGGTTCCCGTTGAGCAGCAGGTTCGTCCGCCCGCGAACGCACCGAAGGCGCAGGCTGCTGCGCTGTAATCGAGAGTCCGCTGCGGCGGGCTTTTTCAGTTAACGGGGGATGCGATGCGCGATCACAGGCAGCTTGACCTTTTCGGCGGTGCTGGCCATCGGCACGGTGCGCAGATTCGTCGCGTGGTGCTTGCGCTGGTCGCTTCGATCGAAGCGTGTTGGAACAAGCCTGCGGCGCAGCGCCTTCGCGTTCTTCACTGCAACGCAGTGGGCATCAAGCGTATTCGGAGGTCGTGATGCTGCTCCCCTTTCTCTCCTACATCGGCTGCCGTTGGGCAGCGCGCCGTTTGGATCGCAAGCGCTTCGCTGGCCCGTATATGACCGCCGCCAAGCGTTCGCGACGCCTGCGTGCTCTTGCCGATTGGCTTCGTCTCTAAGTTCCCTGGTCGTCGCGGTGAGCAACGCGGCGGCTTTTCTCAACCTCTCGATATGGAGGAAACCATGCTCAAGAAAATCGCTGTTGGTCTGGCTTCGCTGGGCGGTGCTGTTGCCGCGAATGCTGCCGTCGATCCGTCCGTTACCACGGCCCTGACCGGCGCTGGTACGGATGCCGCAACCGTGGGCGCTGCGGTGCTCGTGGTGATCGTCGGCATCTTCGCGTTCAAGATGTTGCGCAAGGCGCTGTAATGGCCTCGGGGGCGCTGGTTGGCGCTCGTTGCTTCTCCTCCAACGCGGAAGCGACGGACGCGGTGTATAGCGCGGCCCCGATCGGTCAAAGCGTGGGACAGACGACCTACGTATCGGAGTTTGTGCAGTCCTCCGGTGCGTGGGTCGTTCGTCGTTCTGTTATCGCGCAAGACGGCGCTGTGACGCAGTTGGCGGATGCTGCCGCGCCTTCGCTGTCGTTCCCGGTGTGCGACACGACTGCGCAGTTCACGGACGGCATGACCGTTGGCTGGGGCGTTGTGGCGGCGATGGTGGCCGCGTGGGCGGTGGTGGCGTTGCGTAGGGGGCTGTGATGCTCGCAACTGATTTCTGGACCTGGGCAGGGTTCTTGGCGGTGGTCCTTCCGGCCGCCGTTATTTTTTTCTCGAGCGGTGGGGGTGAGTGATGCGGTTGATGCTCGCTGTATTTGCGTTAGTGGTGACGTTTAATAGCGCGTTTGCTTCGACGATTCCGGTCTACCCGGTGCCGCCGATCGGCACGGTTTCGGGCGGTTGGGCTACGGTTGGTGCGACCACGATCAACGGTGGGGCGGCAGCTGTGGAGATGGAGGCTCGCGTCGCTGGTGTTGTTGCGAAGATTCCGGCGACTGCGCGGCTCGGTTCGACTGCGGCGAGCGTTGGGCTGGCGGCGATCCGCTTGAATCCCGTTGGCCTTGCGACCAGCGCCATCCTGCAATACCTGTTGCAGGCTGGGATTCAGCAGTGCTTGCAGCCTGGTGGGTGGTGTGCTCCTGCTACCAGTCCGCATGCGAGTGATCCGGGCTTTGACGGTTTTCAGTACTTGGTCGACAACGGGAATGGGGTTGGAGATAGTCCCGGTGCTGCTGTGACCTCGGCGGGCTATACGTTCGTTGGTATCGTTGGCCCGTGTTCTGGTGGTGGCTGTGTGTATGTCTCGGTGAAGAATCCAGCCGCGCCTCAATACGGCACCTATACGGTGACGGTGTTTCAGGGTGGC